CACGCGCGTACCGCTTCGGTAGGAGGTTGCTTCGTAGTAAAGGAGAAAGGGGAGCCGTGGCGTACCTGTGTCCCGTTCACTCCCCAGTGGACGAAAGAGGCATAGCTCGAAGCTTTACCTTTCGCGTAGAGCTGAATCTCCGAGACTCCGGTCTTCCCGAAACGGAACTTAAACGCGAGCGACCGCTGGAGGGTCCTCGTAGCTACCCCGTAGTTCTTGTTCTTCCCGATACGTTTCGTTCCGAGCTCACGCTTCGACGCGTCAAGCACCTCTTGAGCGAACTCCACCCACAGCTTCGAAGCTTCCTTGCTCATCGTCCTTGACCCTTATAGGTCTTCTTGTACAGTTTAGAGCCTTTGTGAGTTCCCTGCTTTGTCTTCGCGTGCACACCTGGCCGCGAAATCTTCCGCTCAATCCGAACGGGTGCCGCTTGTGCTTTAGGCTTCGCCATGGGGCTCCAAGTTCTCGAGCGCCCGCACCCCGTCCGCTACCTCGTGGTAGGGCTTACTCTTCAGGTAGGCGAGGATGGCCTCCCGAAGTTCTGCTGGTAGGGTGTAGTTCATGGCCGCTCTCCGGGTTGTCCGGGTTCGTACACATCGGTCGCGCCGGTGAATGGGTTCACGTCTTCGGTTTCGTTAATTACTTGAGCCATGATAGGCAGCTTGAGCCGCTCGTATGCTTCCGTAATGTTGTAGCCATCCGCCGTGAACGGCCAGTCGTCGTAACGGAACACCTGCGACTTGTATTCGAGGGCCTCTACTCCGTTGAGGCGTGCCTGCTGGTTCGGCCAGCCGCCAAGGAACACCTCCCCGATTTGGTTCAGCCAGTCAATGTTCAGCCGCGTGACCTTCCAGTAGGTGAGGTCCACCCCGTAGGGGGTAGGGATTGTTTTGTTGAGTGCCATATTATGCTGCGATGATTCCTTTCGTTTTGAGATCCACGATGAGCGTGCCGAGGATGTCCGCAAGTTCCTCCACCGTGGTAGCGTTTGCGTCACAGGTCCGGTCGGTTGTGAGGTTCGTGAAGGTAGTATACCCTGTTTGCGCCGCGCCTACCGTGCCTCCGGCAAATGCGTAGCCGCCGTCATCCCGTACGGTGAAGCGTGCGGTGCCGCCGCTGTTCTCGACGAGCAGCGTGTTGTTCGTACTGGTGCCCTGCCCGCGAACTGTAAGGGCAGTAGTGCTTGTGGGGGCACTGTTACGGATTCCAAACGCCCCGCTACCTAAACATACCAGTAGATTCGTTGCAAAGTTGTCAAATTTCCACGCCGTCTCCGCGTTGCCCAGCGTAGTGTACCCGCTGCCACCGTTTGTTTTCGAGCCCTGCATTGTGAATACAGCCCCAGTTGGCGCTGTGCTTCCGTGAATACCTATCCATCGCGTCGCCGGTGGTGATGCCTGCCCACTAGCCGAAAGGCCCATAATAGTAGCGTACACGGCCGGTGCTGCTTCCGTTCTAACAAGGAAGAACGTGTCTGTGCTTTGAGCATTGCCCGCAGCGAGGGTATGCGAAGCATCAGACCGCCGCAAACTAAAGCCACCACTGAGAAGTGTTGGCGCACCTTCAAGGATAGAATAGGCGGCCGTGTTTGAGACCGCCGCAGAAGTCAAGGTAAACCTTCCGCTATCTAAGATTTCGAGTCGCGTAGTCGCTGCACTGTCTTCAATGCGAAACGCCACGCCAGTCGTCGTCCCTGCCCCCCGGCTTGTGATAGTTCCCGTCGGGCTGGTGTTGCCACCTACAGAAAGACGGTTGTTCGTAGCGTCGTAGTAGAGAGCCGCCTCTGCTCCAAATGCTCCCGCGTTGTTGTACTGAATTTGCCCGGTAGATCCAGCCGGGCTTCCGCTACCTCCAGCTGCTGCGATTGTTATGGTGTCGGTAGTGGCGTTCGTTGTTAGCGTGATGTTGCTACCCGCAACTAGCGTTAGAGTATCGCTACCACTGTCTGCTACTACGTCGCTCTGCCCAGATACAGCAATGGTGCTGAAGGTGTTCGTAACCGTTCCGCTGTTCGTGATAGTCAGCGTGTCTGTGCTTGCGTTCGTTGTAAGCGTGATACCCGTACCCGCTGCAATTGTGAGCGTGTCGATATGGGTGTCCGCCACGATGGAGGACTGCCCGGATACCGCGATGGTCTCAAAGCTATTCGCCGCCCGTGTGGTCCACGAAAGACCTCCCGCCGCGTTCGTCGCGAGTACCTGCCCGCTGGTTCCGTCCGCTGAAGGGAGGGTGTAGGTGGTGCTGGCCGCGAGTGAATCAGGTGCCTTGATTGCAATTGAGCTTCCCCCGTTCGTGGTAGCCTCCGCTAGTGTTATTTTTCCACCCGTTCCGCCGGTGTAGTTCCGAATGACCGGGTCAGTCATAGTAACCCCATCGGCTTCCACTAGCAGTATATCAAAGCCTGAACTAGTAAAATTTAGGTTCTCTCCGTTCAGGTCAATTTCCCGAATGCCCGAGAGCGTCACGTCGTCGTCGTCAAGCCGAGCGGAATCGAAGGTAATCGTGTCCGTCGTGGCGTTCGTAGTGATAGCCATGCCGCCAGCCACCGCGAAGGTGAGCGTGTCGGTCGTGCTATCTGCGACCACGGGCGACTGCGTAGCGACCGCAATCGTGCCGAACGTGTTCGGAGCTGTTACGGTACTCGCGATTGTTACCGCATCCGTTCCCGCGTCTGGAGTGAGAGAGATTCCCGTCCCTGCCGTGAGGATTAGCGTGTCTTCCTGCTTCTCTGCTTCGATAGTTGTAGCCCCTACCGTAATGTACCGGAATGCCTTCCCCGAGTTTGGGGTCCACGACCGAATAAAGAGCCGCCCGGTATTCTGTTGTGATCGCGTCACGATAGCAATAGCGAGCTCTGGAGAACCCGCGGTAGAGCTCAATACTCCGGGAGTGCCCGAAGCGTAGAGAATCGTTCCGACGGGGTACGTGTCGGTAGCAATACCTCGAAGCTCTCCGTAGGTCCGTACGTGTCCCGTCCCTGAAATGGCGAGCTGTGCCGTAGCCAGACCCACCAGAACCTTCGGGTCGTCTACGTCGAGGTCAAAGAGACCCACAGAAACCTTATCTCCTTGCGTTCCGATAGCCTTGCATAGGGCTCCCTTCGAAATGATAGCTCCGCTGCCGTTATACACCGGCATATCAAGAGCTTTTGGGGCTCCGTTAATCCAGTCTCCGGTTACCTCGTCGTACACGAGCGAATCGTGGTCCAGAGGGTCCGTGATAATTACGTCTGCGAGGCCGTCCAGATACTCCGCTCCGCCTCCTCCCGTGTCGATAGAGACCACTCCGTTCCCCTCGTCGATTAGGGTTCCGTTCGTGACCTTGATAGTATTCACCGAAAGAACGTCTACCGTGCCGTTCTGAGTGAGAACCCGGAGCAATCCGCGCCGCTGGTAGACGAACCCGCCTCCCTCCGGCTGAACTCCGTTAATTGGTGCATCGCACGCAGAGCGATCGTAGGGAAGGGTGATAGAAAGCTCCAGAAGGACGCCGGCGAGTACGTTCGAGTTCGCTTCCTGAAGGGGAGTGACGCTGGCATTCGCTATCTCGTAGTCTTCCGAGTCGATAAAGATGTTCTGCCCGTTCGCGATATCTGCGAGGATATCCTCTGCGCATTGTTCCGCGTCGCTGACTACCTCCTTCTGGCGCTCGTTCTTGTCCTCGTATGCGGAAGGAAGGTCGAAGATATATACCTCGAAGTCGAGGGTCTTGGTAGTGTCCTCGTACGTCGCTCCGGTGTAGATGAGGTGAAGGAGAGGGTACTGGTCGAACTTCTCCAGATCCACATCCTCCGGCCCTCCAAACGAGAAGGAGCGGATAAAGAAGTGGTTATCTGCGAAGTCCTCGAACCTCTTTACAATCGTGTTTAGTGTAATCATCGCTTCTTTTGCTCTATAGCTAGGTCTTTGAGGAACGCGAGGTGCTGAAGTACGACGTGAACCGGGAGCTCCGTGATTTTATCCATATGGAGAACGTCGTTGTTCGCGAGCGTGTAGAGGATGGGGTACCACTTCCACTTCTCGTAGAATTGAGAACTCCCTCCGTCACCTCCAGCAAAGACGCTTGCAAAGTTTGCAGACGTGTTATTCTTGTATTCCAAAAAAAAAGCAGCGCACCTGAAAAGAGGTCGGCTGGCATCCCTTTGAACGGCTCCGCGTCCTCTTTGGCCGTGTACTTCTTCAGGCTGTATTCCTTCCCTACGTGGTACTTCATCGGACGGTAGAGAACGGCCATGATTTTGTGCGCGTTCGGCCAGAAGTCTTCTTGGTAGCTCTCGCAGTCAATCCACTCCCCGGTGGTGAACTCGTCCCAGTCTTTTACGAAGCCGTACTTCTTCCCTTCGATTGTAATCACTTGCTCGTGCCGGGCTACTTCGGGGATGTGGTTAATCCGGTTGAGCGCGTCGAGTACGGTTCCCATCGGGAGCTTCAGTACCTCCTCTTTCGAGAGGCGGCATACGTGGCCGACCTTTTCCAGATCGGGCGCGTTCGACATTAGTACCTGAAGGTCTCCGAGCGTGAGGTCTGCCCAGCGGTAGGGGATGTTCATACGAGAGAATAACGGAAGAGGGTGGATTCCTCAAAGTTAGCCTATCCTGTACCTCCCGAAGTTGGGGTTCGACTGGTTGAACATCGCCGCGTATCTCGCAGCGTCGATAGCGTGGTTAAACGCGTCTACAGGCTCGTTGAGTACCTTCCCGTTCTTGTCTTCCTTCCACTTGTAGTTCCTCAGTTCCTTGATGAGGTTTACGCTCCCTGAGGTCACCGCAAGGGGTCGAGATTGAAGGAACTGAATCCCTGCACGCACGGAGTCGGGGCCCTTCCTTGCGTGGTGGACGTTGAGCCCGTACCCGTGGAGCTCGTCGATAGATTTGGGTTCCGCGGAGTCGGCTATCACCTGGGCTTTCCCTACCTCGAGGAGCTTCGATATCTCCCGGTTCGAGAGTCCGGTCCTGTAGAGCACCTCGTCGAGAAGGTACCCGTGTCCATCGGTGTAGACTCCTACCACCGCGGTCGGATCGTTCGTGTATCCGAAGTCTAGCCCGTAGGCTACGAGCTTCCATTCCGGGCCTACTTGGTCTACTGTGGTGTAGTGGGTGAAGACGGTGCTTCGGGATGCTCCTCGCTCTCCGAGTCCATAGACTCTCCAGAAGTTCTCGTCGGCCACTTGTAGCCGTTCAATTTCGGCGACGAGTTCCGCCGGTAGGAAGGGGTTGTCTCGGTAGGTCGTCTTGAAGAATTGCGCATCGTCTCGGGGTATTACTTCGTCGTAAATCCAGTGAAACTCGTCCGAAGGGTTGTAGTCGATTATTGCCTTGAGGGTAGTCCGGAGGAGGAGCTGCCTCCAGTCCTCCAGAGAGACCTCGTTCGCTTCGTTTATGAAAAGGATATCCCGCTTCCTGCCCCGCACCTTTTGGGGCTGGTCTACTGAGATGAACTCCACGAGGTTTCCAAAGAGTAGGTAGGTAGCGTCGCTCTTGTTGTGGAGTTCGGGGTTGTATATCTCCTCCCGTTCGAGGATAGAAAAGAAGTCCCGCATGACGGAAGCACGCAGAGCCGGGAAGGTCTTCCGAGCTACGGTAACGACGGCTCCCGCGTTCGGGTTCTTGTAGCAGAACTCGATTAAGCAGAGGAGGATAGAATAGGTCTTCCCCGACCGGGTGCCTCCTTGATGTATCTGGATGCGTGAGGCCGAGTTCTTGCAGTCGTAGTAAGACTGTGCAAGGGTCATTCCTTAAACCACGTAAGCGGCCTAGGATCGTTGACCTCGATTTCTTGGCGTTCTACGTAGCCGCGGTTCTTGCCTTTGGTCTTTAGGAAGAAGATAGTCGCGGCGGGGTTCTTGTCCTTAATGAGCGCGTGCAGGTGCGATTCTGCGAAGTCGATAGTCCGCTCTTCGATAGCTCGAACCGCCTCCTTGTATTCGGGATCGTCCTTCAGCCAGTTGTAATGAGTCTTGCGGTCTACACCGACCTTCTCGCAAGCTGTGGACACGATGCCGAGTGAACGCTCCAGAGCGTCTAAGAGGTCCTTTTTACGTGTAGAATTTGTGGAGCTCATTTGCCGCAGGTTTCGCACTTCTCTTTAACGGGCTTTTCTTCTTTTTCCTCCTCTTCTTGCCATACGTCGAGTCCCCAGCGGTCCAGCTCCAGAGGGTCCCACGTATTCGCGAGCTCGTCCCAGTCCCATTCTCCGTACCCTACGTTGTCCTTTATGATAAACTCCCTCTGCTTCGCTTCCTCCCATGTAACGACGTAGGCGGGTACTTCCTTGAGCCCTGCCTCCCGGCACGCTTTGAGCCTCATGTTCCCTCCGAGAACTACCCCGTCGGGATCACACACGATAGGTCTTGCTTCGAGCATCTCGGGGAAGTCCTGAATTGACCGAACCAGCTTCCGGAATTTATCGTCCTTGATTATTCGCGGGTTGTTCGGGTTGCTCTTGAGTTGGGAGAGCTTAACCCTTGTAAAGCCAGTACTGTTCATCGTGCCGAATTTTTCCGAGTACGTCGTCTGCGACGGCTTGAAGCCAAAGGTAGTCCGTGTGGGTAGCGTACCGGGTGAAGCACCTCGTATCCTCTTTGAGGTCGTAGTTGCGCCAGTATTCTATCTTCCGCTCTTTGGCGTACTCACGAATGTTCTTCGCGATTTCTGCGCGTTCTGCTTTTGTATAGCTCATCTCGTAGGACAAAGAAAAAGAGTGAAACAAAGAGGTACCAGCCGGTGAAGTCGAAGACGCTCCACGTGTCGAGGTAGCCGAGGTAGTTCATTTCGCTTCTGTTTTAGGGTAGACTATATCGGCCCTGCCTTCCAGCCAGCCGTTAAAGAACGAAAACCAGTCGAGGCCCTCGTGGTCTATTTCGTTCCAGCGATCTCGCGCTCGTCCGATTAGTTCATTGCTGTTCATCTCGTTGTAAATTGTAGGGTCTTTTTACAACCGTTCAGGGTTGAACTCCTAAGGATTCCTTAGCGGTTCCTTGCGCGAGTTTCTCCGCGTACTGCCTCTCCATGATTCTTCGGGCCATAGCCATCCCCAGAGCCATCTCCGGGTTCTGTGCGTGGATCTGAATCTCGGTTCGAACCAGCTCTCGCGTAATTGAGGCCAGCATTCCTTCGTGTGTCATTGCTTGATGTTATAGGACGTATGATAGAAATCGTGCCATATCGGTCTGGCTGTAAACTCCCCTCATATCTGGACGCGCCCGGTGGGTGAGGAGTCGAGCCTTGAGACGTTCGTAAAGGTCCTCCGTCATCTCCGAGTAGAGAATCGCATCCTCTGTGGGTGCGTCGTCCCAGAGTACCGAACCTTCTTGAAGCCTCAAGAGCTCAACCCGCATATCCCACTCTGAGAGCTCCATCAGTTGATGAGGTGTGTGACTCCTTGAGCGTCGAGGCATTCGTAAAGTTCCGCACGGCACCGTTC